ACAAGATGTCACCCACCGACCACGTCTCTCCGACAGGAGTTCCCGTTGTGTCGAGGTCGCGCACCCTGCCGTACAGCGTAACCGGCCCGACATCTTGGTCGGGCATATCGTGCGTGGCCACACCAACGAAGTAGAGCTCCTCAGACGCCGCATTGGCGATAAACGGAGCAACCATGATCTCGCTGCCTGCTACTCCGGAAAACCCGATAACGGCCCCGTTCGGAATAGTGCTGCCCGTGTCGTTCTTGACCCGCATGTAGGTTTCAAACCCTACTTGCTGCACAACGCCGTCACCCATAGTGATGTCGACGGTCTCTTCGGCAGTGTTCCAAGACAACTGACCTTGCGAGACATTTGTGGTCGACGTGGTCAGGGTGAGCTCTGTGGCACGCCACGCACCGGGCGTATTGATCTGCTGCGCAAACGTGGAGAATGCACGCGTGAGTTCCGCGAAGTACCGGGGGTCATACTGTGCCGGAGGGACGGGAAAGAACGGAATCGGTGATGGTAGGGACATCAGCGCCTCCCATCAGTGCGCAGATCAATACGCGGAGACCCGAGACGCCACTTCACGTTGCGCTCGTTTGACGAAATCTGGAAGCTCATCTGGCGGCCACGTAGGCGGAAAAACAGCTGCTCGGTACGCTGGTCTACCGGCGCGGACTGGGTCTTGACGTAGTCCTGCGTGGTGCTGTCAAAGTACGTTCCGTCCGAGAAGTTGCGAACGGACAACGTGAGCTGCACCTTCGGTATGGTGGCCGTCGAGTTCATGAACGACACGTCCGGGATCATGCGAGAGATGAAGGCGAATTGGTCACCCTCTCCGATGTCTATCGGGCTGGACTGCACATAGGATACAATGGCTGCCGACGGGCTTACGCTGCCGTCGTTGATCCCGTTCTCTTGCTCGTAAAGGTAGCCATCCAGCCCTGCTGCAATGGGGTACTCATTCACGCCACGGTCGAGCCACGCAGAGCGCGCGAGGGAGCCGTAGTACCACGTGTCCTCGGTGAAGTTGTGGATGACGTACTTGTCTACGAGACCTCCGCCGGAGGTAGACGGATAGAACCACCAGACCTCTGAGTGCTCCGCGTTAACCCCCGCCACGATCTTTTCGATTTGGGTCTGGTCGATATCTCCAAACACGTAATCCCGGACGGTCGATACGAGCCTGCCCACGGCACCCGTGTAGACGTAGAACTCGTTGCGGCCCATCCAGAACACCCGGTCCTGCACAGCGACTGCAGAGTTAGGCGACATGATCGTGATGCCTTCGGATATTGTGCTGACCCCGAACGTATACGGGGGCCCGAGAAACTGCATCGCGTAAAGCGTGGTGTCCGTAAACACCAGAACTTGCTGGCGCGTCTCCACGGCGCAGACGATCTCAGAGCCGGAGCCCAGTGGTATCTCCCCGGCGGTATTGGTGGTGCTGACAACATTCCAGTCGAGGATGTTGTCTTGGTCGGAGAACCGGATCAGCATGGGGTCTTGTACGCCCGGGTTAAACTGGCTGTCGCACCCGAACGCGATGATGTGGCGGTCCCGATCCGAGACGAGGACCTGCTTGGCAATCGTCGGGGGGTCGATAACGTCCGTGAGGGAATCCAAGGACACGCCCCGCTGGTCCAGCGGGTTCACAGCGGCGGCATCCCAGAAGTAAATTCCGCCGTCCCGCACGTTATATACAAGGTGCTGCCCATAGTTGTCGTGGGTCCACAGACGCAGAGTACTCGTGACGACCGGCGCATCCGACGCGGTGCCCCAAGCCCCGGTGCTCCATGTATCGGTGCCCCAGCCCGTACCCGTGACGGTGGTGTCGAGGCCGACATTGATCTGGTAAGCCGCAGTGACAGACCCCCCGCCTGTAGCGGTAGATGTTGCGGCGGCGCTGAGCACGATGGTGTAGTTGTCGGCGTCGATGATAGAGGCGATCTGGTGTTCTTGGTTCAGCGTGGCCGCCAGCACTCCGCCCACGTCCGTGGCTCCGCTAAATGTGACGAAGTCGCCGGTAACCGCGCCGTGATCAACGTCCGTTACCGTAAGCACTGCACTGCCGCTCGTTACAGAGAAAGGGTCTGTGAGCGACACCGTCGCGCGGATTGGGGTGATGTCGTAGAAGTCGCCGCCGGATTCGATGTAGTATTTTGTGCTGGTCCCCACACCGAGATACTGGGCGCGGTTGAGCGCCACCCAAGGATGCAAGGCGCGGCACGTCCCAAGGAACGTGTTGTTCGACTTGCGCTGCCACCCGCCAATCTGCTCGGGATAGCCCTTCTGAAACCGGACTTTGTCGCAGTCGTGCCATCCCCCCTCGTTGGAGTACGAGGTGATCTCTCGGTTAATACCGGGACGGAACTGGAGTTTTGTAAGGCCCATGGGTCACCCGATCCGCCAGTTGGTCCCGTCAGAATAGACCGGCACCCCATTCGATCCGCCTCCAGCAACCACGCTTGCGAAGGTTGTGACGGTAGCGTCGGTAACGAAGGACCGCGCCCCTGCTCCGACGGTCGCGGCAGAGGGTAGCCCAGACACGGTGACTGTGAAGGGAAGCCGCAACACCGTGTGGACGCTGTTACCGAGGGTGATTTCGTTTGATGCGGTCGCCGACGATACATTGGCGTTAGTCCCAATGACTATGTTGTTTCCGCCCGTGGTAAGCGAATTACCCGCCGCCCGGCCAATCCCAATGTTGTTTGATCCCGTAGTGGAGAACAGCGTTTGGGCCCCAAGCCCGACATTGTCGCTACCCCCACTGTTCTCCCCCGCCTGCCTACCGACAAAGACGCTGTACGAAGTGGTAGCGTTCCCCGCAGCCGAAGCCCCGACAGCTACTGTATTGCTGTGGGTTCCGTAGCGCAGCGCATTAGCCCCTACAGCTACGTTGCTGCTCTGCGAAGTTACCTGCGAGGCGGCGTTGAGGCCGAGGGCCGTGTTTTGGTTGGACGTGCCGTCATCGGAAGCAAGTGCTCCGGAACCAAGCCCGACAGACGACCCGTCAGAATAGCCGTCGCTAAGGGTGTTGACACTCGGCGTTACAAAACTGAGCGTACCAGAGCCGTTGGTCTGCAACAGTTGGCTTGGCGTGCCGTCCGTTGTTGGCAAGGTGAAGGCCGTTACGAACGACTGCAGGTTGCTGTCGTAGGCCAGCACGTTCGTCCCAATAGCTAGTCCGAGCGTTGCGCGAGCCGTAGCCGCGTCTGCGTCATCCAGCAGCGTGCGAGCAAACGCGGTCAGCGACGCCGTGGCATAGGCGTCGGAGCCGGTAGTGTAGACCATCTGGTCAGCAGAGGTTGTCAGGCCCGCGATAGACTGGAGCCCCGCGTCGTAGGCTTGTACATTCGTACCGATAGATAGACCGAGATTTGTTCGGGCAGTAGCCGCGTTTGTGACGTCAGATAGATTATTTGTGGGCTGCAACACGTTCAGCAGTGGGGCCACATCTACGACGGCTGCACCTGTACCGGCTCCCGTAGCGTAAACAATAGCGGACTTCCCGGCAGCAATCGTCACATTCCCGCCTGACCCTTGGGTCATCACCACGCTGTTCGCAGTGGTGTTGCGGACAATGAAGACCTTCTGTTGGTCGTTCGGGTTGATTGTTACCGTGCAAGTGCCGCCGGGCGTCCCCGCAAACACGAGCGCTGCGTAATGGCCCTCGGACAGGGTGTAATCGACGGTGTTGAGGCTATAGCTTGTCGAGCTGAGCGTGATTGTCCCTACGCCCTTGGTGGCGCGGTCAATGATCTGCAGGTTGACGTTGGTGATGTCGCCCCATTGCCCCGACTTTTCGCCGGTAGCCATCAACTCGAAGGCGTTATTCTGTGACGCTGTACTGGCCATGTTGCCCTCTTAGGCTGCTATTTCGGTCCATACATCGGAAGATGCGGGGTCTACAGGAGTCCACGTGCCGTTAGGGCCCGGGTTTATTGGGGTCCACGTGCCGTTAGGGCCCGGGTTTATTGGGCCCCACACTACCACAGGCTTCACAAGTCCGGTAGCCTCTATGCCGTCCGGGAATACGCGCGCTGAGCCGGTAACTGCGAGGGAGCCAACGGCACCCGTGGCGAAAACGCCTGTAAGAGATACTGCCGTTGATCCGGTCGCTACCGCCGCTCCGACGGCGGCCGTGGCGGAGACGCCCGTGAGTGGAACTATCGCTGTCCCGGTGGCAGTAAGCGAGCCTGCAGCGCCAGTGGCGGAGACGCCCGTGAGCGAAACAACTGCTGCGCCGGTAGCCGTGACTGCCCCGACGGCACCCGTGGCGGAGACACCCGTGAGGGGCACTTCGGTCGGAATACTGGCCGTGGCGGTTCCGACGGCCCCCGTAGCAGAGACGCCCGTGAGGCTGGCTATGGCCGACCCCGTGACCCCGAGAGAGCCAACGGCCCCCGTGGCAGCAACGCCCGTCAGAGGTACTATTGCTGCTTTGGCTACTGTGGCGGTGCCAACGGCTCCCGTGGCGGAGACGCCCGTGAGTGAAACGACGGCTGCGCCGGTAGCCGTGGTTACGCCAACGGCTCCCGTGGCGGAGATGCCCGTAAGAGCTACGGTGGTTACAGTCCCGGCCGTGACCGTTCCAACGGTCCCCGTGGCGGAGACACCCGTGAGCAAAACGCCTGCTGCGCCAGTAGTCGTGACAAGGCCAGCGGCCCCCGTGGCGGAGACGCCCGTGAGGAGGGCCACGGCCGACCCAGTGACCGTGACCGTGTCAACGGCCCCCGTGGCGGAGACGCCCGTGAGCAAAACGCCTGCTGCACCAGTAGCCGTGACCGTACCAGCAGCCCCCGTGGCGGAGACGCCTGTGAGAGAAACGGCGACAGAAACTCGCGTTAGATCATCGGCAAGCGGTAGCGCGGCTAGGGGGGCAAAACCCAGCATCTATTAGACTGCCAGTGCAGCGTTGCCCGCAGCGATAGCCGCGTCGATAGATGCCATGTCTTCGTCAGTCCAGAAGCCCGCCTGACGCATCCCTTCAAGGTGTTTGACGTTTCGCTCGAGCACAGTATCGTCACCCGTGTAGCGGTTAGGATTCGCAATCGCATCGTTAATCACCCACACACTGTCGAGGCAGGCGGAGTAATGCTTGGTGATGCGTTCTGGTGTCAGTTGGTCGTCCACGTGTCACCTCAAGGTCTTGTCGGCCATATGACTTCGTAGGGGAAGCCTTCTTGCGCGGTTATATCACGAAGCGCCTGCCGATACACTTCCCATTCTGCGGAGATACCCTCGCCACGCTCGTATGCCTTGATGGCGACCCAGTCGGTCTCTTGCAGCAGGCTGTCACGGCGGGAGCGGATGTTGCGTTCCGCTTGCTCCAGAGGCAGCGCCTCCAGCCTATACGGAAGCATCCATGCGCCATCGACTCGCTCAAAGGCACCATCCGTCAGGCGATGCGAGAGGCTGTCGTATTCAGGGACCACAGGCCGAGTGTAGGGATACACATCATAGCTTGCCAGAAGATCGTCAGGTATCGACCTAGGAAAGCTGGTCTGCGGATTATCACGGCGCAGTTGTCCCAGTGTGTGTTTGGCTGGGGTGCCGTTTGTGAGTTTCAGGTGCATTGATTTCTCCTTATTCTGCAACGAAAGCCATGCCCGAGAGTGTCTGTGTCGTGCTGGTTGCTGTCACTGTGTAGACCCCAGGATTTGTGATTATCCCAGTCCTGACCCGAGAAGTATCCACTATTTGGGTTGCAGTGCTGTAAACCATGTCGCCAGTCGCATCCGGGAATGTGTTGGTGTTTGCGGAATAAGACATATGGACACCTACAGAAGCACTAGTCATCGAAGAGCTAAAATCAAAATTTAGCGCCATTGGATTGACGTTATCTTCTAGAAACTCTGTAGCCAAGATGCTCGGACTAGACCCAGACGGGATGAACCTATAGAGAAAAAATTGCTGTCGTGTTGTGTTTACGCTTGCAACATTGGTGACAACAACATTTGCCGTAGTCCCAGACGGTATGGCGCTATTTGTTATATACATACACGCATAGGCGTTAGATGTAACTGTGCCTTCGTCCACAATCCTTGTAGTCGCCACTCCGCCGACAGTTATTGTTGGGTAACTTGTGCCAATAGAACCATTGTTTCTAATAGCACAGGCAATAGCAATAAATCTTTTATCGCCAGCGGTACCAATGTCTCTGCCGGTAAAGGTTCTTGAACTAAATGCGGGTATGTCCGTCGAGTCACCAAAATAGTCGGCATAACTTATTTCCGCAGTGGCGCCAGCACTCACCCCCGCCCGAGCCATCAACAGTTTCTGCGTAGACCCGATCATGCCATCGCATCCCCAGCGAGGAAGCCATACCAAGTGGTGCCTCCGTTCACTGTCATAAACGTGTAAACGTCCACCTCGCCGCTTGCAGGGGCAGCAGGAGCCGCGCCACCAGCCCAGTCAACCGAGGCAGGCCATGTCAGCGTGTGGGTGCCGCCAGCCGTGATGATGAGGCTGAATGTGCCGACCTGACCAGACGAGGGAACACCCGTGAAGGTGAAGGTCGTGTTGCCAGAGGTCGTCAGCGTGTAGGTGTCTCGTGCGCCTACGTCTACCGACGGGGTGGTGCCGGAAAGAGCAGCCGAGGTATTGTCGATCCCCGCACCGGGGACACGGAAGCGAGTGACACTGCTGTTCCCCAACGTGATCTCGTTGGAAACTGAGGTTGAAGATGGGTCAGCAGTGACCCCAATCACTATGTTGTTTGAGCCTGTGGTCAGACCCGCTTCGCCCGCATAGTCTCCGATAACGACGTTGAATTGGCCACTCGTAATGTCCTCACCCGCCTTTCGACCTATGCAGACGTTATATGCACCTGTGGTGGTGAACTGCATGGCGTCTTCACCAATAGCCACGTTGTTTGCGCCTGTGACCGAAAGGAGGTTAAATCCTCCAATACCTATATTGGCGTTTCCGTTTGCCGCTGACGACATAGGACGCCAACCGATACCGATATTTCGCTGGCCCGATGTTATGTTGTCGCCAGCCTCCATCCCTAGAAACACATTGTATGTGCCGGAAGTCAGCTTTGCGCCAGCGCTGTCGCCAACCGCGATGTTGTACCCAAAAGCAGCCGTAGCCACTCCAACACCCATAGCGTCCTGACCGATGGCGACGTTGCGTCCCCCCGTAGTGGCGGCATCCAACGCCCCGCTACCGATAGCCACGTTGTTGGAGCCGGTGGTGAGGTTGGCTCCCGCTAGGCTACCTACAAGGACATTGGTAGTTCCCGTAGTCAGGTCATACCCGGCATCCTCACCAATGCCGATGTTGCTTGCTCCCGTGCTTGCGCCAGATACTCCACTTAATGCCCTACTACCAATCGCAATACGGTAATCTCCCTCGTTGAAGTATCCAGCCTGATACCCCACTGCGACGGTTCTATATCCCCCGGCTAGTCCCGCCGAAGCACCGACAGCAACAGCTCCGCTTTGAAATCCATTCCGAGCAGCACTGTTACCGATAGCAACATTATCAGAGGTTGTAGTGGCGCTGAAGAGTGCCTCTTCCCCGATCACCACGTTGCCGGAGCCAGAGGTTAAAGCCTCGCCTGCGGTGACACCGACAACGAAGTTGTTTGCGCCTGTCGTTAGTGCAGGAAGCGTAGCAATGGCGGCTAGGTTATTTGTCCCAATGACTGAGAACGCGCCCCCAGACGTGACCCAATCATAGTCCGTCCCGTTCCACGACAGCACCTCACCAGAGGCAGCGGTGCCGGTATTCAAGTGGGTGTCAACCAACGGGTTTACATTGCCCGCGTCGGTTACGTCAGCCCCAGATTCAATGCCATCCAGCTTGGTCTTGTCGCCGTCAACAAACGGCCCCTCAGCGGGGGGCTGTTGAATGTCCTCAGCGGCCGCCGTCACGTAGACAACCGCATCTCCGGAAAGACTGAGCAGAGAGCCGGTGGAGCTTTCATCCAGCACGCGCGTCAAGGTACCCGAGCTATAGGTGCCAAGGCCGATCTCCCAAGCATCCCCCTCCTCAATGACGTAGCGGACTACGTCCGCGTCGGTCACGCCAGCGGCGGAGAACGTCTGGAAGCCGTCAACCGCCGCCCCGAGGGTGATTGTCCCCGTGCCTGTGGTGGCCGTGGTCATCTTTGCGCGGTTGACGAGCGTTACCATGGGCAGTCCTTACGCGATACGGATGATGGCGTTTGATGCGTCCGCCGTCGGGAACACGATCTGAAAATCGCCAGCGGTGGATGCCTTGTCGGCCCCAAAATCCAGCACGACGACCGTTGGGTTGCCTGCCGTGGTGGTGTTGTAGATCAACGCGCCCCGGGCCGTAATCGTGGCCGAGGTGAACGTCAGGTCCGCAAAATCCGTCAGCGCAGTCGTGCCCGACGTGGTCGGGGTAACGTTGGTCAGCGTGCCGCCGCCAGCAGAATACGACCCCGAGGCACCAACTTCGTTGGTCGCCGTATAGGCCGTAGTGGCCGCCGTGAAGGAAGCCGAGTCCGTATAAAGCGCCAGCTTGAACGTGTGCCCGGTGCTTGCGGTGAAGTCGTGCTTGGCCTGCAGCAGCTCTTGCTTGAAGGACGTGCACATGAAGTTGCCGGTAAAGGCCATGTCAGAGTCTCCTTATGAGTTCGGCGAGCTCAGGGTGCCCGGCCTCTACCAGTGCATTATACACTGTTGTCCTATCGCTGTGAACCGCCTGTTGGAGGTACACCTCTACCAGCCCCTGCACGCGCGCTCGGAACGCCAAAGCCTGATCTCGGATGGCCGGAGGCGCAGTATCCGCCACCGACACAATCTTCTCTACACACTGTTCGGCAAGCTCGGCCGCAGTGAACCCGCGATTGGTGGTGGTGCGGACACCGACCTGAAAATCCGACGGCATCTGAGCCAAAAAAGTCATGTTGCAAGCACCTTGTTTCGATAAGCGTCCCCGGCCGACCGCGTGCCGATAACGTCGAGCGCCTCAAGCGCATCTTGATACGTGCGCTCATACGCCTGCATGAGGTCCGGATCACCCTTCAAGAAGCGATAGGCCTCAACTAGGGTGCCGTAGAGCAGTACGGTCTCTGCATTGTCGCCCAACCACGACGTCCCCGTATCCACGATAGACGGCGGGTCGAAGTAATAGTGCAGCTCCGCTTGGTACTCTGCGCTGGGAGAGGGGGCGATGATGAAGTGTCCGTTTGACCCTCCGCTCGAGTAGTCCCCATCAAACTGTGCATAGTACCGAGGAGTTCCGGTATCTGTGGGGTTCGGGTACGCCTCGCGCAAGAAGTTGACGTCCTTGTTCACGAGGTACGTGTAAACCCCAGCGGCATTGATCACCGCTAGGGAAAACACAGACAGCATGTCCGATGGACGCGACAGGTAGACGCTACCCGACGCCAGCGAGGTCGTCGAGTTCTTGCGGAGTTCGGGGATCATGACGCGGCGAAAGATGCGCTCTTCTGCCTGCCGTATGAATGTGTCGATCTGCGAGACAAACGTGGTCTCGGTGCTCTCCACATAATCCTCTACTGCCTGTACCAGCTCGGTGTAGTTCATGTCTTAGCCGTTCTTCGAGAACTTGCCGCCTTTGGTGGCCGCGCCCATGCCCCGGCACATGCCGCCGCCAGCCATGCGCTTCTCTTTGCGCTCGGTAGCGGAGGACTCTTTGCCCTCGTGCTTTTTCATGGCCGCCTTGGACTTGTACTTTTCCTTGCCGCCATATTCGGAGACCTTGCCACCGGCTTTGTAGCCCTTGGCTGCCTGATCCAGCGCGCTCTGCGCTTCAAAATCAGATCGGGTAGTTGGTCGGATGGACTTCTTGGGTGCTGCCGAGGGCCGCGCCTTCGGACGGGGGGATTTTTTCATCATGAGTTGTCCTCAGTGTTGACGGTTACGGTTCCAACAGAGCCTACCATAGACTGCGCTGGGTTGCCTACAGGGTTCCACCCCCACAGGGCCCGGCTCGCCTGCATGGAGGTATCGGGGCGGGGATTGACCAGCGACTGCGGATCAAAAATTTTAGCCCGGCCCAGAAAGTTCTGGGGGTGATCCGGATCGACCACATCCTTACCGACACGCATGCCGGTCTTCTTGCCGTTCTTGTACTCCCAGACAAGCTCGTTCAGCGGGTAACGAAACCCTGTCTTGTCGCAGTAGCCGAAGGCGTATTTACCGGCCGCGCGAGACATCAGATGTACCCCACATACGGCACAAAGCGGACAGATGCCCGGTCCTCGTCCTCTCCAGCGGCCAGACCAAACTGCTCGTCGTAGTCCGCCTTCAGTTGCGGCACCCGGGACGCCGCTTCAGGCTTCTTCATCGCGATCTGGTAAGACAGCCCGGCCACGAGTGCCGGTATGAAGCGGGGAGGTACGGCGGCCGTAGTGCCCACCCCCGATGCAAGCCCGTCGATGCCCTTGAGCCGGTAGTAGAAGAGAGTGTACGGGGTCGTGGTATCCGGAGTAGGCCACAAGGTGACAACCACGTCACTCACATTGCGCGCCACGTAGATTTGGGTGGGGCGGCCAACGGTATTCTTATTGGTCTGCTGCGCGTAGGTGGATACGCTGATACGTTCGAGCGCGGTGTCTACCTGAGACGTCCCGCTTCCCGTGCGCAGCTGGTGCTCGATGAGATCAATAGTGTCTGAGGGCATCGTGTACGTGGTCGTGCCTGCGGTAAGCGCCAGCGTCCCCGATTCGATGGTGAACAGGTTGAGGCCCCGGTTCTGCCACTCTAGGGCCAGCAGGTTCAAGCTGCGCCGTGCAGTCCGCAGGTCATACCCGGAACGCATCTCGAGGCCTGCGCGCTCGTAGGCCTCTTCAAACAACTCTGGTAGGTCTGGGACGACAACGGCCATGGCTTACTTCCTGAACTTCGCGGTCTTGGCCGCAATCTTCTTCGGTTGCGGGACAAACTGCTTGCCTTTAGCGGTGCCCTCGCGCTTCGCGCGGGTGGTGGCCGCATATTCCGACTTGGTAAGGGACTCCCGGGCCTTCTTAGGCAGGTACCGCTCTCCCGTCTTACCTGACGGCTTACCACTCTTGGTGCCCCAGTCTTCTTTGGTCCACTTCGACATAGATTTTTGGGCCGACGATTTCTCCCCAGTATACCCCCCGCCGCCGTCGCGGTAGAGCTTACCGGCAAGCTGCATGGCGCGGGCGGAATGCTTTCCACCCATTTTAGCCTTGGCTTGCGCCTTAGACTTTTCCCACAGCTTTTCGTTCGTTCGGCCCATAAGTCACTTTGCCTTCTTGGCGCGTTTTTTCTTCGCCACGCCCTTGATGGTGCCCTTGTTCTCGGCAGCGTAGAAGATGCGGTCGCCCCGCTCCTTGCCGTACTGCTTCTCCATGGCGGCCTTGATCTTCTTGCCTTTGGCGTTCAGGGGCATCAGCGCATACTCCCTTTGGTCTTGCCGCGCATGCAGCACCCGTCACCTCGAACCGCGCCGCCCTTTTTCATTCCCTGCGCCTTGCGCAGGAGCGGGGCAGGAGATTTGGTGGGGCCTCGAAGCGTAGATATCGCGGCTTTGATCCTACCGCCCAGTGCGTTTGCCGGTGCGCGCGTGTCTGTTTCCATAGCGATCTCCTAACACTTCCAAGCCCGCAGGCTCTTATTGATCCGGCTGTTTGGGTCATTGGCCGTCTTGGCCGACGTGAGCTTCTTCTTCATGCCCGACATCCGGGCACAAAAAGACTTCTTGCGGGCTCCGCCCTCTGGCTGTGGGGCCTTGAGCCCCGGCTTGCCCGGGTTCGCCTTGTTGTAAGACGCGCGACCCTTGGCGTTCAATCCGCCCTTGGCGCTCTTGCCTTCCTTACGGGTCCATGCCGGGGTCTTAGCCATGGGATCACTCGTAAATGATGGTCGCCGACGTCACGTTCGTAAGGGTGACGTAGATGCTGGTGGAGCACAGAAGGCCGTCGTCCGGAATGTACAGGTCGTACGCATCGGCAACCGCAGGGGTCGCGAGGTTAAGTACAACCGCACCACTTGCGCCGCCGTCACGGACTACAATGCTTCCGGCAGTGCCATTGGCGATGTAATTCACCGTCTTCATGCGGGCGCGGCCGCCATAGGCCTCGCCGGTGGACGTAACTGTGACTGCGTGGACTGGGCAGCTCATTCCTCAGCATCCTTCTTGGGGGCTTTCTTCGGGGCCGCCTTTTTGAGGGGCGTACCATCCGGATTCAAGCCGCGTGCGGCGAGCTCTTCGGCGGTTGGTGGGGTAAATCGCTTACTCATCAGTGCTCCCCTTACGCCGCTGCAATCGTGCCGCCGGTATCCGAACGCTTCCAGTTCGTGCCGTCGGAGAAAGCGAGGATAGCTGCGCCAGCTGCGCCATTCGATACGTAGATGATCGTACCGGCACCGGCCGTGGCCGCTGAGGGGGCGGCAGCAACTGTGTATGTCGGGACGATGATGTCACCAATGAAGCCATTGGTCGAGGTCACTGGACCGCTGAATGTCGTGTTCGCCATGATATCTCCTGTCGTGGCTAGTGTCAGCCGCACCGTGCGGCTGTCAGGGATACCGCTAGGATACACCACAACACGCTAGAAAGAAAGAGGGGCACAATGGTTGGCCCATCGTACCCCTCTGGGCCAGACCGGGAGGAAATCTGACCGTGCGCATATAGTACACTACCGAAAAACAAAAAAGAAGGGGCTCCCGAAGGAGCCCCGACCGTAGTTCTGGTGCCCTGCTTACGCAGCGCCGGGGGAGCCGTAGATACCCAGCGGGTCCGACACGCCAAAGCTGTAACGCTCGCGGGCCTTGTAGCGGACGTTGCCGGTATCGAAGTCGCCATCCATCGACGTGGCCAGCGGGGTCCGCACAAAGTGCTTCATGCCGTTGGGGATGTCGGTGGTGAGGAACCATGCGTCGTTGTCAGTGAAATAGTGGTTGACACTGTACCCTTCCGGGATCGACCCATTCGACTTCAGGGCGTTGAGATCGTTGTCGGCGGTACCGACGCGGAGCTCAGTCTGCAGCAGACGGGTAGCAACGAACATGAGGGCTGGCGGAACGAGCAGCTTGCGTGGGCGAGCAGCGATCAGGAGACCGCGTTCGTCGACGTAGCCCGCGATGTCAATCACGGCCTGTTCAAGCGAGGTTTCGTTCAGGTCCGACGCAACCGAAGGACGGTTTGCGTTGACGGTACCGGCCACTGTCGGGTGCGCGGTCGAGAACAAGGTGACGCCATCGCCCGAGGTGAACGAGGTGAAACCGGTGTTCAGCAGCGAGGCTGCCTTGACTTGCTTGGTGTACGCCATGGCACGTGCGAGCGCCTTGGTGTAGCGAGCCGACAGCGAGTCATACAGGTTGTCTTCCATCGCTTCTTCAGTGATGGAGAAACCCATAGCCACCGTCTCGTGCGTATAGCGAGCGGTGAACGACTCTTGCGCGTTGTCGTAGGCGATAGCCGCGCCTTCAGCCTTGGTCGGCGCAGCGCCGAAGCCTGAAAGTTTGACTTCTTCCTCGAACGAACGCTCGGAGTTTTCGGTCTCGTAGATTTCCGCATGCTCGTTGTCGTAGGAGTCATACTCCATACCAAACAAAGCATTCAGACCGGGGAGTAGCTCTTTAAGGAGCTGGGAGCGTGAAATAGCCATGAGTCAGCCTCCTTATGCCACGCCAAGACCGGCAGTGTACGCGTGCGACGACGGATTGAACTTAACAATCACGTCGGTGTAAGCGTCACCAACAGCCGAGGAAGTGCTGGCCACGAAGTCGACCACTTTGAAAGCAATCGTCGCCGTAGTTGCACCGGTTGCCACGTCGAGCGAAATGCGCGAGTTGCCCGTTGCAGTGGAACCTGCGGTCTGGTTGACTGCATAGT